AGGGAAGTGATCGCCTGCTCCCTGACACGCAAGCCTCTCGTCATCGCGTCAGTAGTTCTCGTTGGCATAGCCCTGCTCACGAAGCCATGTGTCCATGCCGTCATCTGTCTGACTGTAACTGGTTGTATTGGAAGGACGCAAGTAACTGCGAACGAAATACTTGACGCCGTCTTGGGGAGAAGTCATACACAGAGCACGACCCATGGTGTCATCGCCCTCGATGCGCACCGCCATGTGCCAGCCATACTTGGGGTCATACGCTTCGTAGGGGTGACGAGTCACGCCATCTCTGCACTTGACGCCTCGGTCATCGCCCCACACCATGCAGGATGCAGGCCCACGATGTAGATGGTAGATCATCTCGGCTGTGGTGTGCACGAACTGGAAGCGAGCCGCTGAGCCGTAGCGTGAGACGAGATCACGGATGGTGTGATCGGGCAGGTCAAAGTGGCGAGTCAGATACTTGCCCACTGATGTGACAGTCTGAATGTCACGCTGACCCTTGACCTCGTTCTGTGTGTAAGCAATCTTTGAGCGATCACCTTGGGACTCATGCGGATGCTCAAGCAGTAGTTGATGCCAATCTCTTGGCCGTGCCAGCTTGATGGCCGCATTGATGACGCCATGCACAGGGTACTTGTCGAACTCACGAATGATCCAGTACCTAGCATCACGCTTGGCGCTGAGTGCCAGCATCTCGTCTCTGTCATCCGTGAGATGCCATTGGCGTCTAAGTTCAGCATCGGTACGGCGTATCGCATCGTATGCTCTACGCATTGTGTCGACCATGTCTTGCCAGTCGTATGTATTGTTTGTAGTTGTCATTGCTTTCTCCTTTTAAAGTGGGTCACTGTGACCCGTTAATTGTTTGTTTCTGTTGCGCTAGATACAAAATAGTCGAAGACCTGATACGCCAAGCCGTACGCCCCGATGGTGTACATGGCCAGCCACAGGTATCCGATACCAAACTCGTCCATCATGATGAACCCCATGTACATCATCGCTATGCACATCACTGTGAATAGCAGGTACGCTGCTTTGTATGTCTTTGTTTTCATTTACTTATCTCCTTTGGTTTGCTCGCACAATTCGTCAAGCATGAAATAAACATTCTCAATCTTGCCTTGCACATCACCTCGTTTGCTTATGCTGTCAAGGTTGTTCAAGGCGTAGCGCAGTTGCGCCTTCATGTGTTCGAGTTCAATGTGCCACTCGTGTTCTTCATTCATTTCATTCTCCTTAGTTGCAAGTGCCGAGGGAACCGCCTCGGCTTCGGTTTCGGGTCACTGTGACCCGTATTTGTTTAGCCCATGCCACGTTGCAGGCACAGGCTCGTCTTCATCTAGTACATCCATCAGGTCTAGCGCATACTTGATCTGCCTCACCTTGGACTCGTTGTCCTCGCATGGGTCTAGCGTTTGTGTTTGTTCTGCGATAGCCAACTCTTTTAGTGTGCGGTTCTTCAACCGCGTAAGCTGCTTGGCGTGAAGCGTTGCGGGCACTAGCCTTTCAAAAGGGATTTTGATTTTCGCCTTTGGCTTGCGTTCGATCTGCTCGAACAGGTCGAGCACGCGCCCTTTGATTTTCGCGGGTATCCAATCCGTCCAGTGTGTGCCGTCATTGGGTAGGTCTTTGTCTGATGCAACCATGGTTGGTGTCTTGCGATCTTGCTTGCAGTGGTTAATCATTTTCGCTTTCAGTGCGTTGAGCACAGTCAGGTAGGCTTCGAGCGCATCGCGCCTTGCCTCATCATTTTCGCCACCTTTGTATCGCAACATACCTTGCACGTTGTCACGCTCAGCTTCAAGGGGTTGCATGAACTCACGCCACAGATGCGTGAGTTGTTTGGTTCGGGCGTTCTCTGACTTGAGCAAGGCTTGTTGTTCGGCTACAATTTTCTTGATCGACTCGGCTTGGAATGGCGGGGTTTTGCGTGCCACGAGGCGAGCGTGAAGCTGGTTCGGGGTGAGTTTTAAGTAGTGTTTGTAGGGGGTATCCATGATTTTCGCTTTCTAGGGTTGGAGGTATCCATGAACTTTCGCAACTATCCGCAAGGTCAGACACTCTGCAGACCGCATGAACGCTAGTGTACAGGTAAAAGTGTCCAAGTATCTATCTGTTTTGAGAAATGCTTTCACTCTACAAGGTTTGCAGGGTTGGTCGAGCTTGCGAAAATAAATGCACGTATATATAAATACTCCTATATATATAAATATATTTAAAAAGATAGATAGATGGACAGTTTTTCAAGGACGCCAGTATCCACGCGGGTTTGCGGATGTCTGACCTTGCGGATAGTTGCGAAAATGTGGATAGGTAGTTTTTTGGTGTGATTTTCGCGTCTCGTCATTTTCGGGTCATCGTGACCCGTATTTCGGCTTGGGCTTCCATGTCTTCCACGCGTCTGAGCATGAAGCTACGCTTGGCATCACGCTCGATCTTCTCCATGTACTTGGGGCGTTGCTCGTTGTTCCACTTTGCGAGTGCGAGTTCTTTGGGTGAGTAGTGTTTGAATTTGGACATGATGTTCTCCTTGGGGTTAAAAGTTGTTTGTGATTATCTCGATGACTTGCTCATCGTTGCGCTCGCGTAAGGCTTCGATGAGTTCCTCGTTCTCAAGCGCGATGCTTGGGGCTATGCCATGCTCGTTGCAAAGGGCGTCGAATTGGTTTTGTGTCATGGTGATTCCTTTGAATGTGAATGAGAGTGATTCGCAATACGATTTGCGTTAGACAAGAAACGAAACAACGAGAGAAGCTCTTTCTCCCGTGTTCGCAGAAAAAAGCGGGTCACAGTGACCCGAAAATCATGCAACGAGTGCTTTCAGTGCCTTGCGTTGTTCAGCAGGGGTGAGCTTGTTGAAGGCTTCGATGATTTTCGCAACAGGGTCAAGCGGTTCTTTTCTCGCGCTAGAGTTCACGCGCTTCGTTCCCTCGATCATGTGCATGATGTCGCGCACTGTGGTCTTCGCGCCCTCGTAGTTGGGGTGACTGGTGACAAGCATGATCTTGGTTTTCGCTTTGTTCTCGCGGTACTTCGCGCCCGTCTTATCACAAGCCCACTCGATCACAATGGGGCGACACGCTTCGACTGTCGCGTAGCCCGCATCCTTCATGCCTTGTATGAGCTTGACCCTTGAGTCAGCGAATGTATCGAGTGTCTTAAATGCGTTTGCTTTGTTTGTCATGATTTTCTCCTTGAGTTGATTGAGTTGCCAAGGGCTGACTACCCTTAACAACCTCTATTGTGCGGTGACCCCTGTTTGATCGCTGTCTATCCCTCTGTTTTCGGGTCAATGTGACCCTGTTTTGCCTGTTTTGGGGCGTTTTTGGCAGGTTTTGACCCCTACCCATCCCCCACCAGCCCAAATTCCCATGCACCCCCGCTGCCAGATACGAACACTGTTCTATAACCGCACAGCAAACTTTGTAATAACTTAGTACACACCTCAAATACAGAAAAAATATTCCTGCAAACCAAAGTACTCACCCCATAAATTTTATAAAAATTTAAAAATACCCTTGTCTAACGTTTGACAACCGTAAATAAAAAAATCCCCCGGGCATCTGCAGACGTTCCGGGGGATAAAGATGGCAACTGATACCATCAAGGAGAAAGCAAGCGCTTGCGCACCCACTCCATTTAAGTGTACATTATCTACATCGCAGGTTCAAGGGCTTATGCGCAGATGTTAGATCACTTAATCAATTTCGAACCCGAGGTGCAGGAGCATCAAGGTAACTTTCGCTCCATGGACAAGACTGATCCATCGGACGTGGTCGACGGCATGGCCAAAACGGTTGACTGGTTGAAAGAACTTGGAGCCGTAGACACAGATACTTTGGTCAATGAGTCCCAAAGCCAAGCAGCACGTACTGCTTTCACCAACATCGTCACCGCCAAACCTGCGGAAATGACGCATACCTCTCTAGCAAATATTAAAACGCCTGAAGCTGTCCAGCGTCTGGTTGGTATGCTTTCCGCCTACGACTGGGAATTTGTACAGCAGGCCAAGGAAATCAGAGGCTACACAGTGGCCAAGCTGGTAGAAGAAACGGAGCATCCCAACGCCAACATCCGCCTCAAAGCGCTTGGCCTCCTAGGTAAAGTTACAGAGGTTGGGCTGTTCACAGAGAAAATCGAAGTCAAGAAGATAGAAATGTCGGACACCGAGTTGGAAACGCGCATCAAAGAGAAGCTCAACAGATTCATGGGTGTGATAGACGTCATTGACGTTACGGAAGACATGTCCGAAAACACCCCAAAAAACAACACGTTATCAAAACATGTCGATGACGGCGACATGAGAAAAGACTTTGATGAAGCGTGACGAATTTACAACACTCAGTAAGATTGAGCTTGAGGCCATGCAGAAGGCTTTGCCTTTCATGTCCGTTCAAGAAAAGATGGAACTCTTTGAAGACTTGGAGCTTCGAGAGAAACGCGCCAGCCTGAAAGCGGCTGGCACCAACATGTTGGGATTTGCCCAAGCGGTGTATCCCAATTTCAAAGTAGGCCCCCACCACAGGAAGCTGGCCAAGATATTCACAGACGTGGTTGAGGGTAGGAAGAAGCGCGTGATTATCAACATCGCGCCACGTATGGGTAAGTCTGAGTTCTCGTCCTATTTGTTTCCCGCATACTTCCTAGGTAAATACCCTGAGAAGAAAATTATCATGGGCACGCACACTGCGGGTCTGTCGGAAGACTTTGGTCGGCGTATCAGGAACTTGATTGACTCAGAGGAGTACCGTGAAGTCTTTCCTCAAACGCTTGTTGCAGATGACCAGAAGGCTGCTGGAAAATGGTCTACTAGTGCTGGTGGTCAGTACTATGCTGCTGGTGTCGGAGGAGCTTTGGCCGGTCGTGGTGCCGATCTGTTTGTTATTGACGATCCTCATTCTGAACAAGATGTAAAGTCAAACTCTAGACTTGCGTTTGATACGGCATGGTCTTGGTTCCAAACGGGCCCACTGCAGCGTTTGATGCCGGGCGGGGGGATCATCATTGTGATGACTCGTTGGTCACTCCTTGACCTGACCGGTCGCTTAATAGATTACCAGACCAAAAATCCAGAAGCGCTGCCTTGGGAGATCGTGGAGTTGCCGGCCATCTTGAACGATGGCGAAGAGGACGAGAAGTCCCTCTGGCCAGAGCAGTGGTCACTGGAAGCGTTGAAATCCACAAAAGCATCCATTGATCCAAGGTATTGGAACGCGCAGTACATGCAGCAGCCCACTGCTGAGAACTCGGCCATCGTGTCCAGAAAGATGTGGCGAATATGGGAGGGCGAGGAGCCGCCAAGCTGTGAGTACATCATCCAGTCATGGGATACGGCGTTTGAAACCAAAACCAACTCGGATTATTCCGCGTGCACCACGTGGGGTATCTTCTACAACGAGGAAGAAAATGACTCGCCTCAACTTATCCTGCTCGACGCTTTTAAAGACCGGATGGCTTTTCCCGAACTCAAGGTCGTTGCCCTTAAGCACTATAAGGAGTGGGAACCTGACGCGTTCATTGTGGAGAAAAAGGCGGCTGGCGCACCACTGATCCAAGAGCTTCGGGCC